GGGGAAGTAAACGATGCGATTTTATTTTGTGGCTACAGGGCTAAGTAACAAAACAGAGATAGCAGTTATAAGGGCCTTGCAGCCTAAAAATATAATGCTTAGTTTTTATTATTGGAAGAATACAAATTTGGAGGATTTTATAAAGGTTATCGGCTATAAACCTAGAATTATATTAGACAGCGGGGCGTATTCGGCTTATACCAAAGGGAAAGAAATTGATTTAGAAAAGTACATCGAATACTACAAACGGAATAAAAAATGGATAAATGAATTTATAAATTTGGACAAGTTGGGCGATAACGAAAAAAGTTTTGAAGTTTACCAGGTAATGAGAGAAAGAGGATTAAAACCTATGCCGGTATTCCATTACCTGGGGGATGAAAAATATTTACAACGGTACATTGAGGACGGAAATGTAAGGATAGCATTAGGTGGAACTGTACCTGTTAAGAATAAAAACGATGTTGCCGCTTGGGTTAAAATGCTTACTTGGCTATATCCTGAAGTTAAATTTCATTTGTTAGGCAGCGCAGCTAGAAAGGTATTGGATCATTGTGATATAGAAAGCGCTGATGCTGCTACATGGATGATTCAAGCTATTAACGGCAATCCGAAACATATACCGGGAAGGGATTCGGAATCAAGGAAAGAGCGGGCTTTTTGTAACATGTTTAACCATATAAAACTTTATGATTGGGGGATCGAAAATTAATATGCCGCCAGTGGAAACGCCGTTAAAGTTAACAGTTGAAGAATACAAGCATATGCGCATTTTTGAAAGAATGTCAGATAGCGATATTTTAGAAAAGTTCTTTTTTTCGAGAGTGTACAGGCGAAAACTCCAAAAGTGGAAAAAAGAAAACGGGTTAGGGAAAGGCGGGGGCAGAACCGCCTTGCTAGATCCCGATCAAGTTAGGGAATATTTAAAGAACAACACTATTACAAAGGCTGCTATTGATTTTAATATCGGGTATGCCATTTTTAAAAATTGGTTAGTGAAAGAGGGGATTATTAATGAACTTAACGAAGTTATTTGCAGCACAAAAAGAATTAATGGAACGGATTGAAAAAGAACACCCGGCGGCATCGGGCGAGGATCGTTTCAGTAAACGAGTATTAGCCTTATTGGTTGAGGTGGGAGAGTGCGCCAATGAATGGCGAGGGTTTAAGTATTGGAGCAAAGACAGGGAGCCAAGATTGCGCAAGGCTAGAGCGCCTTATATGGATTTAGATGATGCTGATTTTTATAATCCTTTGTTAGAGGAATACGTTGACGGGCTGCATTTTGTTTTGGAATTAGGGATAGTTTTAGGGTTTGAAACAGTAAAGCCTATGTATACCTTTGGTTTTGGTTCAGTTGACAGCGAGCCTTTAGGATGGTTCACAAGCATATACGGTTGTATTAATGATTTAAGGGAATTTCCAACAGAACCAAATTATAGAGATTTGCTGGATGATTACTTTGGGCTAGGCCGAGCATTAGGCTTTACCTGGGATGAAATAGAGGCGGCTTATTTTAGCAAAATGGCGATCAATCATGATAGACAAAACAATGGCTATTAATTGCGTAATTTGGTTTTTGGGTTTTTTGTCCGGGGTTATGTTTGTTTTTATAGGTGATTATTTGGATGATGATGAATAAGGGGCGATAACATGGCGGTAGTAATCCAGGCGGTAGATGATAAAGAACGCATTGATTTACTTGAAAAAGATATTTATATCATGTTGCAAGAGGTCAGACAACTAAGGGAACATAACGAGCAATTAATTAGAGAAAATCACAATTTAAATTTGTCTCTAGGAAGGTATAGGACAAAAGTTGTAGAATTAAATAATAAGATAGCAGAATATGAAAATCAGGAATTAGGAACAGCTGAGGAAGTAGGATTTTATATCTTGCAGCAGCGGCAATCAATGGGATTAAGTTTGGCCCAGTTTGCAGATGTATTTCACATTAACAGAAAAGCGGTATCTAAGTTTGAAATGGGCAAAGGTAATGTAAAACACGCTCGGATATTGGCGGGTAGAATACAAGAGTTTAGGAGGGGTAACAATGGAAATTAAATTTAATCCTAAAAATTTTAAATATGTTTTAGAGTTTGAAACCTTGCCGGCTTTTATATATGTTTGCGAGGATGCCGGAAAAGAACATATTTTCAAGGATGGCGATAAGGTTAAATTTTGGCGATCATTACAGGTTAATTCATCTATTGATGATGTACCTACTCATGATATAGGTTATGTAACCGTAAGAGATAAGGAAAAAGATAATGATTAATTGCACATGCAGCGGCTTGGGTTGTAAATTATGCTTTGCGACCCAGCAAACTGCCAATAAAATATTTATCCCTGGGGTGCCGGTTGCTTATGTTAGGACAACCCAGAAACAAAAGTTTGTAGATAAGCAGTATCATAAATATCTAGATTATAAGCAGTATATCGGATCATTAGCAAGGCAAGTAATTAACACCCCATTAGAAGGGCCTGTAATGGCTGAAATGACGTTTTACATGCCGATACCTAAGAACGGTAAGAGCAAAGGGAAAAAGGTCATAGAGGGCGATTATCACACGTCTACAAAGGACTTAGATAATTTAGTGAAAGGGCTGCTGGATTCGTTGAACGGCATTGCCTTTGAAGATGATAAACAAGTTTGTGAGATTCATTGTAAAAAGATTTATTCTGATTATCCAGGTATCGAATTTGAATTTATCTCATTAACTTAAAGGCGGCTGATTCGATGGGGAAAAAGAAAATGGGGAAACAAGCAAGGATTAAAAAGCGCCAGGAACATGCAGAAACATTTAACGAAGGATTCACCATGGGTTATAACATGGGGTACGATCAAGCCATCAAAGACATTGAACACCAGGCAAAAAGGAACATATTGAAATTTGCACATTACAACCGCTAGGAGGCGTTTAAATGAGTAATCAATGTGAATTATGCAAAGGTGATATTGAGGGCTACAGAACGGATACAAACGCTTGTGAAAGCTGTTTAATTGAAATGCTAACAGATGCAGAGGTGCAGACAAGAAAGGATTGGTTTTAATGGCAAAGAAAAGGATTGTTACAGACTTAAATAAAATGCCTGATTATGAAAGTTTAAAAAAAGAATATGCGGATTTATTGCGGATCAAAAACCCAAAAGGCAGCGAGGCGGAATTAGTCGAAATTAGAAAGCGGGTAGAGGCTAGACGATGGGGCCAGCAATGAACTTTAAAAGAGAACTAGAAAAACAGCTTTATAGTTACCGGGCTTACATGGCAGCATTAGAAAATGACGGGCCGGAAGAAATTAAAGCGGATAAGCGAAAAAAGGTTGCAGCTATACACCGGGGGTTAATGGCTCTTACATACACCGAGAAAAGTATTATAGAAACCCGGTTCTTTGATCCTTCTCAGCCTAAAGATCATGTTGTATACGATGCGTTGGGCCTGGGGGCTACAACTTATTACAAATACAAAGAGCAAGCATTGCGGAAAATGGCTAATGCTTTGAATCTGATTTAGGGGTGAAAAAGTGAAACCGGCTACAACGGAAGAAATTAATGTGATGTTGCAAGAGGAAGTTGAACGTTTTAGAAAAGAAAACCAGGATTTAAGAAGAAAATTATATGATGTTGAACTAGAAATGAACAGATATAAAACTTCTTTTAAAACGTTAGTTAAAGAATTGTCCGAAATAAGAAAATAGGGGGTTGAAAATGGAAGGGTTAAAAGGTTTGTTTACCGTTTTACAAGTATTATTTTTCGCTGGATTGCCGCTTTGTTTTGGTTTAGGGGTTTTATTAGGTTGGATTATTTGGGGATAACAAAAGGGGGTTACTCTATGGCAATTAACGAAGAAAAAGTTATTAGAATGGTGGATAACTTAGAAATGTTACGTTTTTTCAGCGGTTTAAATCGCTTGCCTAAAGAATTTTATACAACCCTAAATGACGAGGAAAAGGCTGAGGTTATACGGAGATACCGCCGCCGTAATCATTTGGACAAGCCGCCGGATTATGAGCGGAGGGAAACAAAATGAACGATATAATTAATTGGTTGTTCTATTGTTTTGGCATTTATGGCTTTTGTGTTTTTGTTGAGAAAGCGATTAAATACATTTTTAAGTAATGAACAAAAACCGCATAAAATACGAAGTGAAAAAACGATAATACCATGATAAACTAAAGATAGTTCATTTTTCGGTTTGTATGGTGCGGGCCGTTAACCGCAAAAGTTTTAACGGGGTTTAGCTTTTCCAATAAAGGCAAGGGAGCATAAGGAGCCTACCAAATGCAACCCAAGGCGTATAGGGTTATCCTATGCGCTTTTTTACTGTAAGCATCTAGAAACGGCACCATTTAAATTAATGGGGTGATATGATGCGAAAGCAAAAGGCTAACAAATGCGTGAACTGTAATAAAGAATATGCCAAGAAAAATTTATGTAGTACATGCTTTGATAAATTATTGAAAGATAAGTTAAAAGAATAGAGGGGAGAACATGGCAAAGGGTTATATACCGAAAAGTAAAAACACAGGCGCAAAAGATAAATATATAACTTTGAAAATTGCTGATCGTTTACCTGAAATTGAAGGCTGGGCCAGGGATGGTTTAATTGATAAGGAAATAGCCGCAAGAATTGGGGTATCTCAGCAAACGTTATGGAACTGGCGTAATAAGTACCCGGAATTGGGCGAGGCTTTAAAAAGGGGTAAAGAGATTATTGATGCAGAGGTAGAAAACAGCCTTTTGAAAAGGGCGCTGGGCTATACCTATGATGAAGTAACAGAGATTGAAAGCGAGCAAGGATTCACTAGGAAAGTCATTAGAAAACATGTTGCGCCGGACACGACGGCCCAAATTTTTTGGCTTAAAAACCGAAAGCCGGCACAATGGCGGGATAAACAGGAGATTAAACATGAAGGGGAAATGAATATAACCTTCGTTGATGATCTGGATGAATAAGATTAGTTTAAAAAAGATTGTAGGTAAAGGATATGCAGAATTTTGGCGCTGCCAAAAGCGTTATATTGCTTTAAAAGGCGGGCGGGGTTCTAAGAAAAGCAAAACCGCTGCATTAAGATGGATTTACCTTTTGTCTAAATATCCCCAGGCTAATTTATTAGTCGTTCGTAAAACCTACAACACTTTAAAAGATAGCACCTTTACAGATTTGAAATGGGCCATAAATAAACTTGGGTTAAGTTTAACTTGGGAATGGATCGAAAGCCCGTTAACAATTAGAAACGTGAAAACAGGGCAAAAAATTCTATTCCGGGGCCTTGATGATCCACTTAAATTAACATCTATAACGGTGGAAAATGGTTATCTTTGCTGGGCATGGTTTGAAGAGGCTTATGAGATAAATTCAGAAGATGAATTTGATAAAGTTGATATGTCCATACGTGGAGAATTGCCATCAGGTTACTTTAAACAAATTGTATTAACCTTTAACCCTTGGAGCGAAAAACATTGGCTTAAACGCCGTTTTTTCGACAAAGATGATGATAGGGTTTTAGCGTTAACAACAACGTATGAATGTAATGAGTTTTTAGGCAAGGACGATTTACTACAGTTTGAAAGAATGAAAGAGGAAAAACCAAAGCGATACAAGATAGAGGGTAAAGGGGAATGGGGCATTGCTGAGGGTACGGTTTATGATGATTGGGAAGAAGAAACCTTTAATTACTTAGAAGTAGCCCAGCAACCTGGAATTATAAGCCGTTGCGGTTTAGACTTTGGGTATGTAGCTGATCCAACTGCCTTTATCTGTACACTAATTGACTTAGAAAATAAGATTATATATATCTATGACGAGCATTACCAACAAGCTATGCGCAATAATCAAATTGCTGAAATGATTAAATACAAGGGCTACAGCAAAGAAAGAATTATTGCTGATAGCGCTGAACCAAAGAGCATTGACGAAATAAGGATACTGGGCATACAAGGCATTACAGGGGCGCAAAAAGGCAAAGATTCTGTAATGAATGGTATTCAATTTATCCAGCAATTTAAAATGTTTGTACATCCTAAATGCACAAATGTGATAACGGAATTATCCAATTATGTCTGGGATAAGGACAAGCAAGGGCAAACGATCAACCGGCCCATAGATGATTTTAACCATTTATTAGATGCTTTGCGTTATGCCGTTGAGGATTTAGGAAGACAGAGCCAGCCAAGAATAAGGGGGTTATAAATTGCAACATATACAAAGACAAAAACCCTATTTTGAAAAGGGGAGGTGAAAAAGATGAAGTGGAAAATTCCTTTTAATGTTTTTTCTAGAAAAGCAGCTACAGAAGTTCAAAAGCTAATTGTTAGAATGCTAGGTCTAGAACCTCAGTGGACACCAAGGGATTATGAAAACTTTGCAAGGGAAGGTTTTAATGCGAATGTATGGGTTTACCGTTGTATAAAGGCTATTGCTGAAAATGCGGCGGCGGTTCCATTCTTGCTTTATAGCAGCCCTTCAAAGGAAAAAGAAATTGATAAACACCCTTTGTTAGATTTACTGAATAGGCCCAATGAGTTAACAAGCAAACATGAGTTTATAGAATCTTATGCAGCTTATTCACTCATTAGCGGTAATTCATACCTGGATATGAACGGCCCTACAAACGGAGCACCTAAAGAGTTATGGGTGTTAAGGCCGGATAGGATCAAAATTATACCGAGTGCTCAGGATTTTATTGCAGGGTACGAATACAGTACAACAGCCGGGAAATTCACTATTTCAAAAAGTGATAAACGTATTTCTCATTTAAAGTATTTTAATCCTATCGACGATCTTTATGGATTAGCACCAATTGAAGTTGCAGCAAGGGGCATTGATAACGATAATGCTGCTAACGCCTGGAATAACTCGTTATTAAACAACGGAGCAAGGCCAAGCGGCGCAATGGTAACAGAGGAAACATTAACAGATTCGCAGTATGGCAGATTAAAAGACGAGATTGATAATAACTATAAAGGTTCAAAGAATGCCGGTAAACCGATGTTATTAGAGGGCGGTTTAAAATGGCAAGAAATGAGCCTTAACCCGAAAGATATGGAATTTATCAACAGTAAAAAAATGTCCATTCTTGAAATTTGCGCAGCTTTCGGAGTGCCGCCGGAAATTGTAGGATATGGGGAAAACAAAACCTATTCTAATTACCAAGAGGCAAGGCGGGCGCTTTATGAGGATGCAGTAATACCGATGTTAAATAAGATCAGGGATAAGTTTAACGCTGATCTAGTACCGAAATTTGGCGGTAATCTGTATTTAGACTTTGATTTAAGCGGTATAGAGGCATTACAGGAAAACCGGGATGCCGTATATACCAGGGCAGAAAACGCCTATAAAAGCGGATTATTAATGCTTGATGAGGCCCGATTTGAAATTGGATATGGTAAAGTTCCAGGCGGTGACACGTTCTACCAAGCACCAACGCCTGGATTTACGGAACCGGCGCCAACAGAGGAAGAACAAAAACAAGGTTTTTTTTTGAATATTAAAGCCTTTAATCTTAATTCAGACGAACAAAAAACAATGTTTTGGAAGTCG